ATATATAGGATGTAAACAATTTTATATAGGTAAAGATCAAACACCATCAAGATGGCAATCTTATACTGGCTCTTCTAAATATCTTAATGCTGATATAAAAAAGATAGGTAAGAAACATTTTATTTTTGAAGTGATAGATGAATTTAAAAACAAGAGAAGCCTTGGCTACTATGAATTGTTTTATCAAATGAAATATAATGTTCTTGATTGTGTGATTGAAGGAACAGATGAACCTGCTTACTATAATAATTATGTAGGAGGTAAATATTATAGACCAGTACAAGGTGCTAAGCCTGTGAATAAAGAAATATATGAAGTAACTTTTACAGATAAAAGAAAATTAATTATACCTAACCTTAAAATGTTTGCAAGTTTAAATAACTATGACAAGAGCCATTTATTTAAGGTACAACAAGGTAAAAGAAAGAGACATAAAGACGTAGTTAAAGTTGAGACTGTGGATAATGTCTAACGAAGAGTCATTAGTTAAGGTACTCAACGAAGGAGTACATGACTCACATAATCCAGAACGTGTGTTGTGGTTGTGTGTTATATTACAACAACTTCTGGATGCTACCAAGCCTACATATGAAGGAGAAAATGCTTACAATATTTTAATGAGAGACAGCGCAAGGTCATGGCTTACTTCTTCTTATGGTGTAACAGCTACAGATAGAGATGATGTGTGTGATATGGCAGGAATAAATCCTGAAGCTCTTACTACTTTTACTAAGAAATTATTTAACAATGATGAGATAGAATTTGTAAGGAAAAGAATCAATGCAATACTACATGAGACTATAACATGATGTGGGAACATTACTGTTTAACAGAACAAACAACAATGGAAGTTGGTAAAGGAGAAGAATGTAACTGGTGTGGTAAGGAAGAAGAGGAAGAGCTAATGAAAGCTGATGGCTTTGAAGAAGCTTTGATAGGTAGGGGTCAGCAATTTAATAGTGACTTCTATGTATACTCTTACACTAAGTGCATACAATTATTAATGGAAGAAGGTATGACAGATGAGGAAGCTGTTGAATACTTTGAGTATAATATACAAGGAGCATGGGTAGGTAAAGGAACTCCTATATTTTTGTATGATGAAAGGTGGAGTGAGTGGAATGAAAACAAATAGCCATAGTGATATGATACGTGAGTCAGTAAAAGATAAAGGAAGTGACAGACAAGTAGGTGGTAATCATTATAAAGATTGTGTGATACAACCAACAGAATATATAGTTAAGAATAAGCTTGACTTCTTAGAGGGAAATGTGGTAAAGTATATTACTCGACATAAAACTAAGGGCCAAGAAGAAGACATAAGAAAAGTTATTCATTACGCAGAATTAATATTGGAGTATACATATGGCAAATGGAAGTAAGTTTAGATTACAAGATGTATCTATCTTTTTAGATGGAGATCATCTACATCTTATGGGTAGTGGTGAAGAAGAAGCTTTGGTATCTCTCTATGATTTAGCAGACCAATTGTTTAATCAACCTCTTGATGTCCCACATCTAGTTCCTAGAGTTATTCTAGGATTACATAATGTTATTGATTACATTGAAGAAAAATCAGAACAAAAAAAGGTATTACACTAATGGCATATTCAGGTAAAGATTATTTAGGAGACAAGAAGTTATCGCAAGAGTTAGCAGATAAAATATACAATCATTGGATAAAGACAGTACCCTATGTTAAGGTATGGGTTGAGCCTTTCTACATAGGAGAAACTAAACTATGGCAAGTCAGAAACAATTTAACATTCACATATAAATAAGGAGCATAACATGGCATCATTAATGGGAAGTAACTACTTACCTACAGAGTACCAGTCTTTCATTCACATGTCTAGGTATTCACGTTGGTTAGAAGAAGAAGGTAGAAGAGAAACATGGGGTGAAACAGTAGGAAGACTTGTGTCTTTCTTCAAGGCTCACATAGATACTAACTATGAAGGAGGAGTTACAGATAAAGAGTGGAATGAAATAGAAGAATCTATTCTATCTCTTGAGGTTATGCCAAGCATGAGAGCTCTGATGACTGCAGGTAAAGCATTAGATAGAGAACATGTATCAGGATACAACTGTTCTTATATTCCTATTGATAGTCCAAGAGCTTTTGATGAGGTGTTATATATCCTTATGAATGGTACAGGTGTAGGCTTCTCTGTTGAGAGACAGTATGCTGACAAGCTACCTACTGTACCTGATGTAGAGTTTGAGTACATAGATAGTGTTGTATCTGTTACTGATTCTAAAGATGGATGGGCAAGAGCCTATAGAGATTTGATAGCTTACCTATACACAGGTAGAGTACCTAAGATAAATGTATCCAAGGTTAGACCTGCAGGTGCTAGACTTAAAACATTTGGTGGTAGAGCTAGTGGTCCTCAACCTCTGGTAGATTTGTTTGACTTTACTATTACTAAGTTCAAAGAAGCAAGAGGTAGAAAGCTTTCCTCTATGGAATGTCATGACATAGTATGTAAGACAGGTGAGGTTGTAGTTGTAGGTGGTGTACGTAGGTCAGCTCTTATATCTTTATCTAACTTATCTGATCAACGTATACGTACAGCTAAGACAGGTGACTGGTGGACAACTAATCCAGAAAGAGCTTTGGCTAATAACTCTGTTGCTTACACAGAGAAACCTGATCCCGGCATCTTCATGAAGGAATGGTTGTCTCTCTATGAAAGTAAGTCAGGCGAGAGAGGTATCTTTAGTAGAGCATCAGCTCAAAAGAAAGCTGCTGAGAATGGTAGAAGAGAATCTAACTGGGACTTTGGTACTAATCCTTGTAGTGAAATTATCCTTAGACCTAATCAGTTCTGTAACCTTACAGAGATAGTAGTGCGTGCAGGTGATACAGTATCTACTCTTACAAGAAAGATTAAAGTAGCTACCTTACTAGGTACTATACAATCTACCTTCACTAACTTTGGGTACTTAAGAAAAGTATGGCAAGACAATACAGAAGAAGAAAGATTACTTGGTGTATCTCTTACTGGTATCATGGATTCTGAATTACTTAATGGCAGAGAAACAGGACTGGCTAAGACACTAGAGAAACTTAAGAAGGTAGCTGTAGATTGTAACAAAGAATATGCTGAGAAGTTTAACATCAATCAATCAACAGCTATTACTTGTGTTAAACCTTCAGGTACTGTGAGTCAGTTAGTTGATAGTGCTAGTGGTATACATGCTAGACATAATCCTTATTACATTAGAACAGTAAGAGGTGATAACAAAGACCCATTGACTGAGTTCATGAAGTCATGTGGTATACCTAATGAGCCTGATGTAATGAAGACAGAACATACTACTGTATTCTCTTTCCCTATGAAAGCTCCTTCAGGTTCAGTATGTAGGACAGACATGACAGCTATAGAACAGTTAGAGATATGGAAAACATATGCCAAGCATTGGTGTGAACATAAACCTTCTGTAACTATAAGTGTTAAGGAAGAAGAGTGGGTGCCAGTAGGTGCATGGTGTTGGGAAAACTTTGAGTATCTAAGTGGTGTATCTTTCTTACCTTTCTCTGATCATACATATCAACAAGCACCTTATCAAGATATAGATGAGAAAACTTATAAGGAGTTAGTAAAAGCTATGCCTTCTAATATTAACTGGGCTAAGTTAAAAGACTTCGAGAAAGAAGATAACACAAAAGGTTCACAAGAACTTGCTTGTACTGCAGGTGTATGTGAGTTGGTAGATATATAATGAAGAAAAAAATACATGTAAACCAACACGTTATAAGAAGTAATAAAAAGAATAATGAAAACAATCCTGTACTAACTGTTAAGACTTATAAAGATAATGTGTATAGCAATGAAGTACAGATATTAGGAGAAAGTACTGTTATGTATAAACCAAATAAACCTTTATCTTGTGGTGCAAAAGTATGGATTGAAACAGATGCGGAGGTGGTAATAAAATGAGTCATGTGATACACAGAGCTTGTTCTAGCTGTTCATCTAGCGATGGTGTCGTTGACTATATTGATGAGGGATATAGCTATTGTTTTGCTTGTATGACTCGTTTCGAGTTTGAAGTTAATGATGCATTCATGCGAAGACTTAAGAGTGATATACACAACT